ATGGATGCCTACTGCAAGCGCCATGGGCTGGACTTAATCGTCATCGACAAGCCTCTGGCTGAACCTTGCCAGTACACCAAGCTGGTCATCGCAAACTTGATGGCGACCAAGGGCTACGGGCAGATCACCTTCTTTGATGCCGACGTTCTGATTGCCGAGGACTGCGAGGACATTGGGGAAAGCTGCGGGTCTTTTAAGGCGTTTGACGAAGGGGCGTACCTGGATCGCAAGCAAGGGATGGTGTCACTGGCCTCTGCCTTTGGCGGTCATATTGAGCCGCGCTTTTACGTCAACACCGGCGTTTTTGTCATTACCAGCAAATGCGCGGGCATCCTGTCCATGCCGCCCCTTGGCCTCAACCCCAACCACTTTGGCGAGCAGACCTGGCTCAACATCATGGCTCACTTGTGGAGCGTCACGCTGGAAGACCTAGATCCGATCTACAACTGCATGACTTCGGCTGAGTCGCACTTCGGCCTAGACCGATACAAGGACGCCAAGGTCATCCATTACGCGGGTCAGTCGGCAGACCTAGACAAGCTGGCTGCCACGATCAAGGCCGACGACGAGAAGTGGAAGGAAATGGGGCGGTGAACTTTGTCATGGTCGTGCCGGAAGCCGGGGCGTGGAGGTTGCGTACCACGTCGGGCAGCGTGATTGGCCCCCGGCTTTGGGGAGCCGAGCCAGCCAACGGGTTGCCCCCCATCAACGATGTCTTTGCCACCAAGGACAAGGCGGTGGCTGCCGCCGAGCTTTGGAACTCTTACGCCCACTGGTGCGAGCAGCGCAGTGGCAAACAAAAGAAAAAACGATGGACACGAAAGAACTGACGAAGGGAGACATCCATGAACGCTACAAACAGTTGGCAGGCGAAATCGCCACTCGCGCAATTCTGGACATTCATCTGCTCAATCGCCGCAAAATTCTCAAAGGTCTCAAGGTCATCGGTGCGCCCAAGCACCGCCTGTCGGACTGTCTTTGTTACCGCAAAATTCCTGCGATCAAGCAACTCGTCCGCGATTTTAAGGACGGGACGATACTTTTCTGGTGCCGCGTTGCCGGTCTGCATATGGACCAGGCGACGCTCAACCGGCGGGTGATTGGGAGGTACCAGTGATTGATTTCCTGGTCAGCGTTTGCATCGTTGCGGTCAAGCTCGCTTTGTTTATCGGCACGGCAGCGGGGCTTTTCATGTTGGCCTGCTTCTGCTTGGGCTGGGTCATCGAGAAGATCAAGAGGCTCTTTTGAGATCGGTCATCGTGGCTATCTGCGGGCTTCTGGGCATGGTGCTGGGCCTACTAATCATCTGGTTCAACCGGGAGCGCAAATGACCCACGCCGCTGCCCTGCCCCGCCACCTTTATGTTCATGCCGACAGGAAGGCGATGAGCGCAGGCCAAGCCGAAGGCTTTGAGGAGTGTGTGTGGATTGGCCTTAACGCCGTGCCGCACCGCGCCTGGAGCTGCACGGTGCTACTCAAGTGCGGGGCGATGTATCGCAACCTGCCCTTGTCGGCTCTGGCCGTCGGCACAAATGGTTTTGACGAAGGCTGGTCAGCGCAGGACGCCCAACGCTGGGATTGTTTTGGCTGGGACTTTACCACGCTTGCCTATCCAACCTTGCTGGAACTGGACTGCTCGGTCTGGCTGCCGCACCGCAAGGCGTGGATGGCGGGCAGCTATCTTTTCACCGCCGAGTTCTACGGCGACGCCTACTCGATGGAACCAAGCCAGACCAAGGCGCACCATTTTATCGAATTGTCCAACGGTCGGGTCGGCTCCTACCCCGGCAACAACATCCTGTGGAACGAACCCAGCTTCCACGGAATTGCCCACAACACCAAACCAAGCTGGCTCAAGGTGCAGACCGAGACGTTCCACGCCGAGACGGCGGGTTGGGACAACGTCGTTACCGAGGAGTCGGCGTGAAGCTGCTCGTCCACCGACCCATTACCAAAGACGACGTTGAGTTCTTCAAGCTCATGCTCAAGGACAACGCCGTCTCCCCCGGCCAACTCTTTCCCCGCGAGCTGGGTCACAACGCCACGCTCATCAATCAACTGCTTTACGACACGTTTCAGGGCAACGGATGGAACTTGAATTTCATCACAGGAAAGTTTGAGGCGGTATGACCAAGCACCCATTCCGTTACGGCGAGGAGACCTACACCATTTATGTGACCAGAGACGATTGGTGGCTGGAGGAGCCGGTGGATATGTCCGAGCGCATGATTAAGGCGGCCAACGAGTTTGCGCTGGAGAACGGGATGGCCCCAGAGGCCAACCTGTGCGCCGGGTGCAACGACGGGACATACGTTGACACAAAAAAGGATTATCATGTTGGAGCCAAGGTCATTGAAAATCTTGATGTAAGAAAATGCGACAAGTGCGGACACACCATACTTCCGTGGGAGTCTGTAATTAAATTTGATGCGGCCATGCAAGCAAAGAATGAGGCGGTATGAACAAGGAAGAGAAAGACAACATCGCCTGGATGGTCGAGATCTTGGCCTCAGTCAAGCGGATGCTGGTGGCCGAGAGGGACAGAGCCGACCACAGCCACCAAGCGACCATTCGGGCGATCATTGCCCAAGTCGATGCGGCCAGGGTGATTGCGGGGGAAGTGGGCAAGTGAGCTTTTGCGGAGATAGTTCAGTAGCAGAACTGCCCCTATTCCAAGGGGAAGACGGCAGACGTGTCTACTTTGTAGAGCAACCAACCACAGGAGACCAAGAATGAAATACATGGAAATAGATGCGGGGGAAGTGGTAGAGTGAAAGTCAAAGTCCTAAACGGCGATTGCCTGGAACAGCTACGCACGCTGGCCGACCAGAGTGTGCATTGTTGCATAACAAGCCCGCCTTATTGGGGACTGCGCGACTATGGGCATGACGGGCAAATTGGACTGGAGCCAACGCCAGAGGAGTATGTCGCCAAGATAGTCGAGGTGTTCCGCGAGGTGCGGCGCGTGCTGCGGGATGATGGGACGCTGTGGCTGAATCTAGGCGATTCCTATACCAGCGGCGACCGGAAAGACCGCGACAGTGCTCTTGTCTCGCGAACGAGCGGGGTGACGAACCGAAGCGCCGGCATGGGCCGCGCCCCTACTCCGCCAGGGCTGAAGCCCAAAGACCTCGTTGGCATCCCCTGGCGCGTCGCCTTTGCGTTGCAAACAGACGGCTGGTATCTGCGGCAAGACATCATCTGGCACAAGCCCAACCCGATGCCGGAGAGCGTGCGCGACCGTTGCACGAAAGCTCACGAATATATCTTTCTGCTGGCGAAATCTCCCAAATATTTCTACGACGCGGAGGCAGTGAAGGAGCCGGGCGTGGTGCCAGCGGGGACAAAGGGCGCGAAGGGATCTGCCGAACGCTTCAATGCACCAGGAGTGAATAGCCGTCCACCAGAATATAAGGTCTACGACGGCACCCGCAACCGCCGCTCCGTCTGGACGATCACGACGAAGCCCTACAAAGGCGCTCACTTTGCCACATTCCCGCCCGACCTTGTAGAGCCGTGCGTGTTGGCAGGATGCCCCAAGGGAGGAACTGTTTTAGATCCGTTTGGCGGATCGGGAACAACGGGGGCGGTGGCGATTGAGCATGGCCGAAACGCGGTTTTGATTGAACTTAATCCCAAGTATGTCGAGCTGATTTACAAGCGGATTACACAAACCCAGCCCTTGCTTTTGGTGTAGCGAGGTAAACAACAAAGGAGACCAAATGAAATACATGGAAATAGACCCCGCCATATCCACCCTCACCTACCGGGTGGCAACGGTGGAACGAAAGAACGAGGAGCTGGAGCTGGCCCTTAAGCAGACGGCGGAGAGCTTGAGGCAACTCAGGCAAGAGCTGGCGGTGGGGCGGGTGTTAATCAAGGAGGACAACCAAGCCAAGGCCAAGGCGGTGCTGGCCGGGGTGCTGGACGAGGCCGACATCGTCGTGCCAAAGGAACTGCGGATTCGGCCAGCCAAACGAAAACAAGGGATGCGGCACAGCGGGGGCGGCAACAGAACCAGCACGGTGACGGCAAAGCGCTGGGCGCTATGGAAACTTCAGC